AGCGCTTTCTATTTGATCTAAGTGATTAATGATTAAGGCGCAATTAAAAAGGTTTTCTTTATATGCAGTCATAATTTAACAGCTTTTTTTAAAGTATTCAATTTCTTCTTTACTTGGCTCGTCTACCTCTTCTTTCGGGGCTTGGATTTCATTAAATCTATTCTCTAAGGCGTCTTGTTTTTCAATTACCTTACCTAATATTTTAGTTAATTCTTTTAGTACTTCTTCCATCTTAATTTTTGTTTTAGGTTAATTTTACTTTGATTAGTGAGTTAATAAATTCAATCATTGAAATTATTTTTTTCGGTTGTAATTTTCATAAGTTTTTTTTATATCATTAAAGATAAGGGCCTAAATAAATTTAATTACCACGAATAAGGTTATATATGCGTAGAGGTTAGTAGTTAGTGGGTTGTGGTCGGCATAGGACTACATAATAAAAAGATATATAGCTTTATATCAATAGCTTACAATTAAATCACATTTAAATTTGTACGGCTATTGTATTATTGTTGCCTAACCTCCATAATTTATCCCTTTAACTGGCTTAGGCTTATTAACTATAAACCCGGTTTGTTTTATCTCAAATATTTCACGCATCATAAATGGATCAAGTAAATCAGTACTTTCTCCATTTAGATATTTTTGTTTCATTTCGCTTTTAGGTATTAGGCTTAACGGCTCTTCATCATTCTTTAGTTTTCTCTTAATTGCTTTACGTTCATCCATCATACGCTGTCTAACTGTTTTCTTATCATTAAACATCTTATTAGAAACTTTAGGAGTTACAAAAACTTCGCTTCTAGATACTCTTTCGCCACTTAAAACAAAGCATTGTGTTTTTAGGTTCCTGAATTTCCTGCCATCTTTAGTCTCTATAGCTTTAGATCCATTGTCAAAAGCTACTGAGTTAGGTAAAAAAGCGGTTGTTTCGCTGCCTCCTATAAAAGCTCCTACTCCGTTTGCATCATACGCAATATGCCTGTTTGGTACTCCGTATTTACTCTTCATTGCCTCTATAGCGTTCAAAACCTCCTTACCTGTAGATTTGTTTATAATATCAATATCTATTAATCTAAAGCCCTCCCAGGCGTAAACAATAAGCTTATCCTTACCACTCATAGCAACATCTACAGTAATATATTTATTACCCGCCTTTACAAAGTCATTATTAAAAATATCCTTAAACTCATTGTAATTATATACATCTGAAGGGTTAATAGAAACCTTCCAGTTTCCGTCTAATAATTGCAGCTTGGTTTGCTCGTCCTGTGCAGCTAGGTTTGCTAAATATTCAGGATTTACACCTAACAGCTTCTTGTTTTCATAAACAGAACCACCAATAAAAGTAATCGACTTTACAAAATGCTTTGCCTCAATACCTGAAGCCTCTACAAGTGGGTTTATAAAATACGCTGCTTTCTCAATGCATTCCAATACAGAATTACCCCATATTATTGATTCACCATCTTTGACAAAGTACCTAACTACTCCTTGTTTTTCAGGAATAGGAAAACCATCTTCACCAATCCACCATTTTATTAATTCATATACCCAACTATCAGGATCAGGGTTACAGGTTGCCCTCATATATGGTTTAACTCCGCAATTTGATCTATTCCGGGAAAGCATATAAAAGAAAGTTTTCTTTGAAAAATGGGTTAATTCATCAAAACCAATAAAAGGAATTTGAGACCCTTGCCAGTTTGTAACATTCTTTTCGTGTTCAAGGTGGGTAAACTTCATTTTTGCACCACTTGGAAAGTTCCATAATAAATCTGTTTGATTTGGTTTAGCTCCTACCATTGGATAAAGCTTGTTACTCTCATCCCATAAACCCCCTTCAGCTTTTATCTGAGTTGTTAGCCTCCTAAATATTACCCCTCCAAAATCTCCATTATTAACGTCTCTTAAAGGATCTAATAAGAGGCTGTAAGTTTTACCAGATCCAGCACTGCCTCCTCCTATAACTATATCAGCAAAAGAGGAAAGAGCAAGCTCCTGGTAACCTGGTTGCGGTTCAATTGTTATTATTTCTTCCATTATCTGGCAGTTTTACCAATATGATATTATTTGATTGTTGGTTATTATCTCTTTCGTAGCCTCCTAGGTGCTTCATAAGTTTATCTAAAGCTGGCACCCTGTCTTTGTCATTCTCTTCAGCAACCTTTTTAAGCTTAGTTATTACCCAGTCTATTGTTATATCATTCCGTTTTTCAGTCCTTTCCTGTAGCTCTTCAATCCTTAGCCTAATCTTATCCTGATTATAGGTTTGCACTGCCTTTACATTAATGGTTTCAGGCTTCATATTTTCAGCATTATAAGCTAGTCTATAAGCTTCCGATTTGCTCCCGGTCTTTATGTATTCCTGGCAGTACTTTTCCTGCTTAGGGGTTAATTTAATAGGGATTATTTTCATTGGTTAGGGTTTTTGTTATTAGTCTATTATATCTTCAGTGCAAAACCTTCATCAGTTGCTTTAAAGTTGTCTCTGATAAAGTAAGGCGGGTTTTTCCATCCTTTAATTTGCTTTGCATTTTTATTGAGATAATCCAAGCCTTTTTTAGGCATCCCTTTAGCTAAATATCTATTGTCAATTGACCCCCCGGCTAAGTATTCTTTAAACTTTTTACGGGGCAATAAAACCGCTTCAGATACGCACAAACATTGTGGATGGAAGCCTATAAACTTAAAGTCTTTAGAATACCTACCTATTAGAGAATCGCAAATATCCGGTTCGGGATGGCTAGTGCTTAGTCTTATATTTTGCCCCATAACAAATGGTAAATCTTTCCTTCTTAAATAGTCATTTTCCCGGTATGCCATATTAACCTCTGTACGGCTCAATCTTAATGCATTTTTATAACTGCTTCTGTACACTCCTTGCCCTGGGTGGTATTTTTTGGCTGGTTCACTTAATACTAGCTTTCCTTCTGCGTTTCTTACCCTCCTAAATCTTTTATTAGGCTCTTTTAAATACTGCTTTAAATCGCTTGCCATTTCCGGGGCGCTCCTACCATTAACTATTCCACTCTCTAAAAGGATATTTATACTTTCAGAAGTTTCTTTAGTAAGCTTCCAAACTCTCTCACTCAGTCCTAAACCTTTTACTTTACGGTTGATAAAAGCGGCTTCAGCTCCTTTATTTTGGGCTAGCATTTTCTCAACCTCTTCACTAGGTACACCCATATCTTTAATGTACTTTTTAATAAAGTCATCATTACAGGCGTTTGATAAACTGAAACTGTTTTTTATTTGGTTCTCAAGGGTCTTTTTCAGATCCGTATTAAACCTTAAAAATGCTTCATCTAACTGCTTTCTTTTAAAGTCAGATATTTTTCCGGTATGGTTTCTAAGGATATAACCAAACTCCCTGGTATATTCAGAAAATAGCCTGTCCAAGTGCCATTCCTGAGCATTAATCAGGGAGAAAAGTTTTCTTTCACAGGGGTTACTCATCTTCGCCAAGTGTTAAAGTACCTTCATAAGCTTTTGCCTTTTCTTTTTGGAGCGCTTCCAGTTCCTTTTGTATATCATTTGTGAAAGGGCTTAGTTTTACACCAGATTCTTGACTTAATACTGGTTTACCTCCTGTAGCTTCCATAATAGTTCTTATTTCTTCTGCTAGATCACTTGGAAGGGAAAGATTAAATTGTATATCAAAATCTACCTCTTTAGTTTTTATCGCTGGTTTGGTTGATTTCATTCCAGACTTAACTACATTAATAATCCGTTCTATAACAACCCTGTATTTTCCTTGGTTTCTTTTAGCTTTGTTGATGGCATCTTGCAGCATAAGTAGCAAAGCTCTACCGCTAACAGACCCAATACCTTTCACATTATCAAAGCTTAGATCCGGGGTTTGTGAGATATTAAAAATAAATTCCTTTAAGTATTCAATCTCTAGCTTTATTGAATCTACACCTGTATCACGTTGTAAAAACTCTGCGTCTGCCTGCACTATATGTCCATTCTTTTCAGCATACCCTAATAACAAAGACTTTCCATCCTCTTCTACTTCTATTAATGCTTCATCTTCACCTGCTTCATTTTTAACCGTTCCTCCTTTTAGTTTAAGTATTGGAAAAGCAAAATAATTGTTTGATCCTGCTAACTTAGAAATAATCATTTCTACTCTATCAATCATTTCTTTAACATCCCACCATTCCGGCTCTGGTTGTTCTAAGAATACAACCGGGATAACATCAAAGCCATGTGAATCAGAATCAACAAAATTATATTCACCGTCGCCTTCATACTTATAAAGGCTTTCTTCATCAAAGACCCATAAATAATTAATATCATCAATTTTAAATTCCCAGAAAAAAGCTTTTAGATCCCCATAAGGATCAAAGTAAGGCGTGTAAATTCCGTTATCTGAATTAAAACAACGGGTTTTTATTTCTTCATTTTCCAAGTAAAATATAAATACTCCCATTGTAGAACTCATAACTGCCTCAGAAAAATCCAGTAATTTACTGTTAATCCTGTTTGCTTTTAACGTCCTTAAAATTTCCGATCCTGCTTTATCCTTTGGATTGGTTGGAGTAATTGAAGGGGCTTCGCCAAACAAAAAACTCGAGGCTGTATTTACAATTTTCTTTTGGAAATTAACTACCAGCCTTTCAGCTTCAACAATTTTATGTTTTCCTTGGTTATAGTCTTTTCTATTTCCTACCTGTAACTTTCTTAACTTCCTGTCTCCTTTAAATTCCTTTGCATATTCTGCAACCTCTTTTCTTTGGTGGTTCTTTAAGAATTCCGTTACCTCTTCTTTGTTTGTTAAATCAATATTCAATGTGTTCATCTTGTTGGGTCTTATTAATTATGGTTAGTTATTGGTTGTTAATTCAATGCGTTTCTCATATCGTTCCATTCTCTTTTGTTCAAATTCCTTTCTTTTTTCATGGCGTTCAAGCGCCCCTTTAATCATGTTAGGGGTAACACTATACTTTTCATTTTTTAGAGTTAGAAAGTGGTGTGCTATACTACCAATTTCTTTAATTGGGAAATTAGCGACTTCTAAATCAGCTCTAAGAGCTTCAAAAGATTTTATAAACTGGTTAAGTTTCTCA